ACCAAGCTGATAGAACGGCTCTTCATGTTCTACAAACTTAATCTCAAAATAATTTTCTGTTATTGGGAAAAATATTAAATCTCCTTCTTGTGGCCTTTCTGCTACCTCAATAGTTTTTCCTTTATCTAACATCAAGAACTGAGAGATAAAGTCTGAAAATCTTTGCTGTGAAATAACCATAGTTATTTCATCAGTCTGTCTTATACCAAACTTAGTAAGTAGATCTCCACTACCACCAAACCCTTCTGGGTTCTCTAAGTAAGCTTCTATTATATAAGAGTCATCAAACTCAGAGATTACCTCTTCGTTGAAAACTCCATCCTTCTGAATAAGTTTTCTTGGACAGTACAGGACATCCATCCCAAACATCTTGAGATGTTCCTCCACAATATTCTGTAAAAGGAACTGTTCATTCCTAGTACCATGTGTGAAATAAGTATTCCTCATCCGATCATATCAAGCGGTGGTGTCTCATAGACGGTAAGCATCTCATCTTCCAACTTCTGAACTGCCTCTTTACCTTCTCTATAAATGAACTCACCATTCATTGTAATACCACCAGGTAATTGAGCACCTTGGAATTTGATGAGGTTTGCACCCCATTGTCTCTTAACTAATGCAGTAACATATCTCTTCATCCAAAGATCATTATACACATCAGTATCAGCAGTTGGATCTACAGCACGATAGCATTCAAGAACTAAGAAGTCATCTGTATTAACATCAGTCTTCCAGTCAAGATCCAAGTAAAGCTTATTTCCTCTTAGTTGGAACCTTGTCTGCTTCTGTCCTTCCAATAAGAAGTAGATATCTTCCAGTCTACGGTTGACCATTTCATAGGTCAAAATCTCTGTGTTAGTTAAATCCCAAAGGTCGTTAAGTCTCCACTGATAACGAACATCAAATAAGTTAGTTACGTTCTTAGATACAAACGGGAATACCTTTATCACACTGGTGATATACTCAGGCATCTTCACATAATTATTCTGTTCTGAATAACTAACAGCAAGAGAATTAGAAGTACCAGCTGCAATAGTAGTGGTAGTATCAGTAACCATGTTCTCACGCATGGCCTGACTCCACTGTATTTTTACGTGAGTTCTGACATATCCATCACCATTACGTTCATTGTAAAATTGAATAGCGTCATCCACTAGATCATCTAATTGATCATCTTCGATATTAATTTCTAGGACAGGAGCACCGTTTTGACGTAGAGCGTAGTCAACCAGTCCCTGCTTGGAAGAAGGTTTGGCCATGTTAGAGAGGATTAACGTTGAATCTTATTCTTACATAATATGTAGTGTTAGCACTGAGGTTAACAGCACCAGGTAAAGTATACTGTGTTAAGTTTGTTGAGTTACCAAGGGATTGGTGAACAATTTGAGCAAACGTTGCTGCAGGTGAGAACTGCCAATCACTTGATGAATGCTGATATCCAGTCTTCATTGCAATTGGATCAACATTAATCGTTGGATTAAATGCTGGTGTAATTGTTTGAATATCTGGTTGATCAACAAATGGAGTTGTAAAGTTAACAGCAGAAGTGAAAGCACTCTCTAAAGTATTGTTATCTCTAAACTTCACCTGTACACTATATGCTGTATCAAATTCAAGAGTTCCACCAGGTACAGAGAATGATGTTAGATTACCTGTATCACCATTAGCAAATGAATTTACAGTATCATATACTGTAACGTTATCACTAACTCTTCTTATTCTCCAGAATGTAGAGAAGTGAGTTGATCCAGCATATTCAGAAACAAATGCTGATGTAGTAATAACAGGTTGTCTTGAAAGTGTCTTTGTAGTATCTGGGTCAACGAAAGGAGTTACTGAACTAGGTGAAGATACAAACTCAGATTCATTAACTGTTAAGGTTGCTGCACTAGATGTTACTGAAGTTGCTGCTACGTTAGATAAAACACAACGGAACTGTTCAGCTGGAGAAGTTGGGTATACAGTTGCAGGTGTAGTATATGTTGCACCATTGGCACCATTGATTTGTGTCCAAGTACTACCACTGTTAATAGACTTCTGCCACTGATAAGAAACAACATCACTAGTAATCTGTGCGACTATACTAAAGGTTGCAGAACTACCTTCAATTACAGCTGTACTTGCTGGTTGTGTTTGGATAGTAATGACACGTAGAACAGTTAATAATGCAAAGGTAGAAGTTATCGGAGCAGCAGATCCTACAAGAGAAACTACACAACGATAACGATCATCAGCATCATTAGCATAGACTAAAGTTGGAGTTGTATAAGTTGCAGATGTTGCACCACCTACAGCAGAATAATTAGAACCACCATCATCAGATCTTTCCCATTGATAGGTTGGAGTACCACTAGATGTTGATGCAGTTACTGTAAACGATGAAGTACCACCTTCATTAGCAGTTTGGTTAGATGGTTGAGCAGTAATTGAGAATGTTCTCTCAACAGTTAAAGCTACAGCATTTGTGTATATGTGAGTTGATGCTCCAGTAGCATCAATTTTACAACGATATAAATCTTGATTATCAACTGCATATGTTGTTGCTGCAGTTGTATAACTTGCAGAAGTTGCTCCACCAATAACATTCCAGTTTGAACCTGCATCATCAGAACGTTCCCATGCATATGTTACTGATGGTTCATGGTGAGATTGACCACCTGCTGAACCTCCTCCACCTCCTGCTGGAGTAGCGAAGGATTCACTATCGAATGAAGAGAACTCTGCTGATCCACCAACAGCTCCCATAGTAACACCACCCAAACAGGTGAATGTTGCTGTTGCAGTTTCATCAACTGTCTGAGGTGTTGGTTGAGTTGATACTACAACAGTTACAGTTTCAATCTGTAAGGTAGCAGCATTTGAAGGAATAGTAGTTGCACCTGGACATGCAAGTAAGCAACGATACTGATACTCATCGTATGTTGTAGTTAATGTAGGTGTAGTATATGTTGCAGTAGTACCACCAGATCCTTCAGATACATCAGACCATGAAGAACCACCTGTAATAGATACTTGCCATTGGAATGTGATATCACCTGCGTCGTTATCAGATGTTGTGGCAGCAACACCAAAGTTTTCTGTACCACCCACAGCACCAGTTGTATTTGTTGGTTGTGCTGTAATGGTAATTGTTCTCTGTATGAGAGCTCTTGCAACAGAACTAATTACATTAGAACCACCAACTACAGATAATACACAACGATAATAGTCACCGTAGTCATTATCATATGATGTTGATCCTGTAGTATACGTTGCGCTGGTAGCACCACCTATATTCGCATAATTGACTCCATCACCATTCTCTGATTTCTGCCATTGGTATGTAATAGTTGCAGAATCTAAAGTAGAACCAGCAACAGTAAAGCTAGCAGCTGCAGGAGCTATTGGATTATCATCTGTTGGTTGATTACTAATAGTAATAACACGGAATACATCTAAGGCTACTGCATTTGTATAAGAAGGTGCTACTGCAGTAGATGTATCTAACTTACAACGGAACTGATAATCATCCTTACCAAAATCATCATCAACGGTTAAGGTATTTGTTGTTGCTCCACTATACCCACCACCATTAGTAACACTAGACCAACCTACTCCACCATTAGTAGAGAATTCCCACTGATATGTAATAGTGGATCCATCAGAACTAATACCAGATACAGGACCAAAGGTAGCAGTGTTACCAGAACCTGCTTCAACACTCTGTGCTGTGGGTTGCTGTGTGATCGTAACGATAACACCAGTACCAGTAGTTGTGAAACTATAAGCACGAGCATTACCAGTAGTGTTCTCAGTTACAGTAAAGTTGAATGTGGTGTCGAGATAATCTGCAGTTACAGTACCACTTAGTATGCCTGTTGATGTATCCAATCCCAATCCAGATGCAGCAATAGAATCTCCACTAAGAGTATATGCTTCTAAAGTTGGTTCAGATGCAAATGTCTGTCCTGATAAACCTAAATCAATATTGACACTAGCACCATTAGCATATGGACTTGCAGATAATGTACCAGCTGGAGTTGTCCAAGTAACACTGGTATCAACATATGGGAAGAATATACCACGCTTATTTGTAAGAGTGGGACCAGTATCAGCATGGTTGAAATCAACACCACTATCAAGTGGATAGTATATAATGTCAGTATATGTACCAGTACCAGCAGCTTCCTGTGCATCTGTCTGAGATCTTAAAGTTGTAGATGTAGAAACAACACCGTCTATACTTTCATGCGATTTGCCTTCTGGATCTACAAGTGCAAGATAGTTCCCAGTACCACCACCAGTTGTACCAGCAGTAGCATTACTTGTATTCTGAATTGTAATAGTATTATTAACAGCACTCTCTGCCTGAATAGTTAACCATCCACTTTGAGATAATGCAGCAACATCAATACCACCAACAGTTAAAGAACCAGTTGATCCTGTAGTTCTTAACTGACATTTCTTACCAACATTACCAATGAAGTGAGAAGAATCAGCAGGGTCAAATTTTACAATAAGAAATGCAGATCCATTAGTAGTCTCAAATGGATTATCAATTAACCTCTTATCCTCTATACTATTAGTAGGATAATTTGCAGTACCACCTTTAGTGATATCTCCAGCGACACCATTAGTTCTTATAAAGGTCTTAGCAAGTCCACAAATATTATTAGTACTTAAAGTATATCCATTCTTACCTGCCCATGCAGCAATAACTCCAGTTACAATAGGAGCAGCAAATGATGTACCACTGATAGTAGTATAGTTGGATGCACTTGTATATGGTGTATTAGCAGTCCAGTCATACTGTGGGTTAAGTATCCTAGCACCTGGAGCAACTGTAGTTACACCAGAACCATAGTTGGAGAAGTCTGCCCACCTATCATTATATTCAGATGCACCAACAGAAATCTTATTCTGATTAGCATCTACGGTATTAATACCACCAGTTGCATTATCTGCATAACCAGCAGTTCTTGTACCAGCAATACACTTACCTTGAATAGGACCAGCAAATGCATCACTGCTATTCTTGAAACCATTACCAGCAGACCTTACAATAATAAGGTTATTAGTACTAGCAATTGTACCTTCAATGTCATCTAGAATCTCTTCATCAGTTCCACTATCATCACCAACGTCATTTAATTCAACATATGGATATGTCTCAGTTGGGATGGTAGGACCAAAGGATGAGTTAATAATAGCAGGTCTAGTGTTACCTTTATAATTGGCATGACCAGAATCATTATGATCAATGATTGCCTGATATGCAGCTAAGATGTCAGTATACGTTCCTGACATAGCACTATTAAATGCCTTCAATGCATATATCTTTGCATCCCTAGCAATACCTGCGGTTCTACCTGCAGAAGTTATAGCACAATATGTACCATGCCCGTTATCATCTTCATTAGTACCAAAGGATGAAGTATATCCTGTTACCTCATATACCCTATAATTCTGTTGCTCTGAAGTACCATTGAAGTCAGTATCAAAATCTGGATCATATAATTCTGGGTGTAAAGCAGCGTTGTTACCAGTCGGTCTACTTGCTCCACGAACACCTGTATCAATTACATAGATGTCAACACCATCACCTGATTGATTATAACTAAATGTATTGTTTAAATATTGCCTATCTTGCTTTGAAATTCTATCTAAATGCCAATAGTCATGAACATTAATTGTACCAAATCCATCAGGGATAGATCTGAATCTACCCATTCCAGAATGAGCAGTACAATAATAATAAAGAACTGAAGGTGTACCTGTACCAATAACTATCTCTGTAGTACCATCTGTACCTGGAGTTCCTGATGCAGTAACACCAGTTGTCATCTCAGAACCACCAGTAGTATGAGTCCCGTCTGGTGTTAATGAAAATCTAAGTGGGTGACCAGAGTTTGAAGCGTCAGATTGATCGAATGTATATGTAGATCCTTGTAAGAATCCAGTCTGATTATTGATACGAGAATAAACTCCACCAGAACTAGATGCAAACGTAAAATAATTTGATCCAGAAATATTCTGTACCTTTACATAAATGGTACCAGAACCACTTCCTGTTAAATTTCTAGTATTAGAAGAAGCATTAGTTTCTCCTGCTGTGTTTAAAGATGTCGATCCACTAGTAGTAACAGAGAGTGTACTTTGATCTATTGGATCGCAAGAGAACTTTTCAGCATCCCATACAGATTGTTTTACAACAGACAGAGCATTTAATTTTTCAATAAGTCCATCGCTGTATCTGTCTGGACAATCAAATGTTATGATTGAGAAGCTTCTGTAAGATTCTTTAAAGGTTAGATAACCATATATGTTAAGGATCCCTGCAGCCGCTGAATCCAAACTATAATTATCAGATACCCTGACGACTACCCTCTTCATTCTGATTGACAGTATTATCCTTCAGATCTATTTAGTCGTGGATAAATCTGCTTTTTCTAAGTACTTCTTAAGATCAGGTGGTTTTCCAGTCATCCTTTCAACTGGCTTGCTAAACTTCAAATCATGCTTTGAATCAAATTGAAATTTAGTTCTTAGATGTGTCTTATCTCTTTCTACTATAAGATGGTAAGAATGTCCATATACATTCTGTGTCATCCCTATTGAAATAATAGGTCTAGTGTCATATATATCACCAACTTTCCATGGACATGTTTCCATAGTCCCATTAAAAGGAACATGAAACTGCCTAGAGTCTACATGTTCCTGTTGTCTTTGCTCACTTGAAGTTCCTATTGAAGAAGACTTATTCTGCAGTGGCATCAGGTTCGTCCTCTTTCTTGAGTGTCATCTGTAAAGCTTCTACAGCACCCTCTAACCTTAATACTTGATCTTTACGGGTTTGAAGTTGCTTTTCAATTTCAACGATTGTTGCCTTTTGCTCTTTTAATTGATCGGTGAAGTCCTTCACCATTGTCTCAGCGTCCATGTTTTAAAATGATAAGTGTACTATTTAGTGTAGAAATGCATTGAAAGTCAATCGGTTTGTACCCCAACCTTCTTGCCTAAAGTATGGCGAATGCCATAGTCTACCTTCATATAATAGAAGGGTATTAAATTCATGTGGTTCTACATGATACCTTTCCCAATCCTTTGATTTGTATTGTGATGGATCAAAATTAACATACGCATTTATCTTATTAAGTATTCTACTACCCCTATAATTTTTATCAGAGGAAACAAACTCTTCTTGGAACTCTTTGCTTCTAAAGAATGCAGTACCAGACTGAGTATCTAACATCTCTTCATTGAAGTTTAAAGATAAAACAGCAGCATAATGAGTGTCATCGGTATGTGGTGAAAGACTACACATCCTACATTTCTCCTGTACTTCATACATTTGGAATGTGAATTGGGAGAACTCTGATTGAAGCATGACTTTCTTATCACACTCAAAATAAGTTGCTAGTGCAAACTTAAAGTTGGGATAGAATTGGTTTGATATATTACCTAACTTACAAACATATCCAGGTAAGTTTGAGAATTGACCACCAACAGTATTCACATACTCAGCTGACATAGCATATGCACGTACTTGTTCTGGCTCCTCAAAGAAGTTCTTAATCTTAATAATTCTATTCTTACAGTTTCCAATATGAATCTGCTCAACTTCCCAGTTCTTAGGATGATGAGTTCTGAGTATAGCTGGATCAATTACTTTCATTTCTTATTAAACACCCCGACCCTAAAAAGGACGTACATACATATTGCTGTCCAGAACATAACATACCACATAATTAATTACCACTTGTATACTTCTTGATGTTATGATCTCTTTCAAGTACCATAACATGAATGCCATTCCACCAATGAACTGGACTTTCAATTACACTACTTAGAATTTTCCTTTCAAAATAACACTGAAGTCCATTCTCCTGTGCCCAAGTAACTGCTCCCTCAACAACACCATCAAAGTTAGCATCGTCAACAACAAGAATAAACTTATCATCGAGGAAAGGTAAGAGATGATTTAAGTTGTTCATCTGTTGTATTATATCATGATCTGCATCATAAAACAATACGTTTGGCTTTGCACCACCAAAGTCTTCTTCAGTTAACTCATCAACAGAACCCTTAACGAATGCAGCATTACCATTCTCATACTTCTCCCAATTCTGTACTAAGTACTCATATGGGTTACCACATTCTGTCCACATACCACGATCAACCATTGGTCGAACAGTAGGTTCTGAGAAATCATCAACACCAATACACTTGCACTTATTGCCCATAGTAGCAGCAAAGAATGTGCTACCAGTAAAGGTACCAAGTTCAAGGTATACTGAATCATCATATGAACAAAGACTATTAAGGAAATGTCTTATCCTATTTGATGAAAGACCCTGTATAGAATACTTCTCAGGATTAAAGTTAGAGGAGTTTGTGTTGCCAGCAACTATAGCATCTAATACTCTTTGAACATATGGATCTGTTTCCGTTGGTCTTTCCTGCTTCTTGAGATGTGCGTCTACTACATTCTCACAGTAATTACAATCCCAACAATCAAATCCACATGTCTTTATCTTCTCTCTCCATAGTGCAATAGGACTGTCGGGAATATGGAGATCCTCCATATAGTCATTGAACTCACCATGTAAGATAGGATACTTTGGTCTTGCCCATGCTTCAATAATATCCATGGATTCTTGAAGCTTCATGGCATTCTCTCTACCATGCATCTTGAACACATCTATACCAAGATCAAGAAACTCTTCCCAATCTTCCCTCCATGGTGGTAGATTGGCAGCTTTTAATGCATGAGAGTTATCTTCAATATCCCACTGAGAGCATGAATGTGTACTGATAGGGTCATTAAAATACTGAGGGATCTGTTCATTCCTTGTATTATTAAAATGATAATGCTCATCCATCATAGGACAACCACCCCAACAACCTTCATTAGTTAATAGAGATAACTCTACAGGTTTACCAATCTCGGCACAATGTTCTTTTGCTTTCTTTATTTTCTTTAATGCTTCTCTATCCCTCATCAAATCTCTATCGAGATTGATGTAATGAAATCCTATCTTTGCTAATGCTACAACTTCATTTGCTCTAGTAACATTCCTAAGGATCGTATTCTTAATCTTTAGTTCTGGAAATTCTTTCTGTAATATACCTGTAGTAACCCAACTGGTATGTGGTATAGTTGCAATCTTAATACCCTGCTCATACAACTGAGCAAAGTTCTTAACGAACAGATCCAGATGTTCCATATCTGGTCTTACATATATGTTATTGAATGTCGCAGATAATGGTATACCACCAGCATCTTCTGATATTGCCTGAGCATTATAAAAGAGCTGTCTCGTATCACCCTGGAAAACATCACCCATTGAATCTTGATCAAAGGGTGGCATTCTACATGTAAAATATAAGTCGTAAATATAATCTTTGTATTTCTTCAACCAAGGTACAAAAACTGTCTCTGCATACTTGGAATCAATCTTAGGATTAATTGGAAGACTGAAGACGGATTTTCTCTTTTGGGATGTCATGTTTCACTTCAGGTAATTTAGGGGGCTGTGCGTCAGTTAATTCCGAACCATTAATTTGTGGGGGTGAGAACTTCTCACCTTGGAGAAGACCTTGAACCTGTCCCTCCATTTGATTTGTCATATGGCGAACACCTGCTCCAATAAGAGCAGAGTGATGTACTGCACCAGAGAAAATATTAATTTGATCTTGTTCTGGTAGATTCATAATAGAATCCATGTTACCAGTACCAATATGCCCAAATGCTATTATATCACAGGCGGCTTGTTTTGCCATCCTGCTCTGCCAATACTTCCTATCTTCTTCCTCATTAGTGTCTAGGTAGTACTCTACACCTTTATTAGGATCTACAGTCGCTTCTAGTTCATCAATAAAAGTTTGCATTTCTCGATGAACATGCTTAAGTTTCTCTGCGAACAGAGACCTATCATAGTCAGACTTCTGTATCTCAAGCTCAAGAAGTTCTATATCGAGAGGATCCTCTGTATCCTTTAATTCCCTTTCAAGTTTTTTCCTTGCAATCTCATTCTTCTTCAGGCTATACTCAACCTCCACACGAGTGTTATCTCTCGTCTGAAGTTCTAGTAGTGCTTGCTGTACTTTCTTATATGGTGTTATCTGGGAACCAACTACAAAGTTCTGGTTCTGATATTTCGATTGTCCACCCTCTAATTTGTAAGCAGCTTGTACCCAATCCTTTTCTTTGTCTTTAAGAACTAATTCAGTACAGAGTTTATCAGAATCCGAAAGTCCCATACGCTAAGTCTCCATCAAGTCGCTTTTCATTTTCGTCAACACGGCCAAGTTTCTGACCCTGTTTGATAGGCATACCAACATGCAAGTAATCTTCATACAAGATGTTCATATCCCACATATTATCACAATTTTTAAACTGTGATCTTATAGCATGATATTTGCCAAGTAATGAGGCATAATCTATAAGGTATTTATCATGGTGTCTGAGAACCCTTTTTACGAGTTCACCCTTCTGCATACCTCTTGTCATGCATAATATATCTAGGAACGGAGTTTTAGCATCCTCGTTCTCTTTGTACTTTCTAGCTTCCTCAAGTTGATATACCCAACTCTCGGACTCTACATCGCAACAGTTCTTAAAGTTTTTGAATCTTAGATCGAACTCATGTTCAATGACTAAGATTGCCTGTTTCTTCATGAAAGAAACTGCAAGGTCAATGTACTCAGGTACAGTTTTCTTCTTGACCTTCTCATAATCCATTGAACCATCTTCTTGCATCACAGCTTCATAATCTTTGAAGTGTGTTCTAATCTCACCCTGGAACTTAACTCCAGTGGTGTATTCTTTCTCATCAATTTCCACATACCTTCTGAAGGTAGACTTAATAGTCTCAAATACCATCTTATTCATTTTGATGGTAGATACATTATAAAAATTAAACAACGTAAAGTACGTTGTCTCATGTGGTTTGATGTCAGCAGCCCTAAGAGCATCCTCATGGATCATCATATAGATGTATCCTTCCTTGAGCATCTCTTTGTCCTTAGTGAACTTTCTAGTTTCTAGTTCTAAAGGATGTGATGGTTGATATTTGGGACGCAGAAATTCTTCATCTTCAATAAGATGTGATGGAATTCTTTTCTTCCACTCTACATCAAAAGACTTTTCTTCAATAAAGAGTTGATTATCAGGCATCTTCTAAAGTCTGTACACGCTGTTTTAATTGAGCAACCTCAGTTTGCAAATTTTCAATAGCAGCTGCTACCTGATCTATTTTTTGTTTTGTTGCAAACTCTGGTGCAACATAATCAATATATGTATTACTTGAATAGTCGTCTGCCATTACTGATACCTCATACCTGTTACTGCAAATGCACCAGTAACACATGCTCCTGAGGACTGTCCTTGGTGACCCTTAGGTTCAGCTTTGAAACCTAATACTACATCAGAATCATTAGCATGGAAACGTTTCCAAGTTCTATTGTTCTGATAGTTACCAGCACCAGATGCATAGTTACCTAAACAATAACCCCAGTCCTGACCCATCGCCATATTTTCTTCACCAGAGGAAATGTCTGCTTGGTTGAACTGTCCACCAATAGAACTATTGTTTGTGTCATTAAACTTCAACCATGGCCTAGTAACATTGTTACTGTTTCCATGATAGCAGAAACCCCACTTAGTTGAGAGGTTCTTCTTCCATCCGTTACCACCCCATCCACTCAAGGAGTAGGAGCTAACAGATTCATTACTGAACTGTACGTATCTTGCGTTACCTGTGTCACTAAAGCAGTGGCATCTAAATTCTCCTTCTGATCCAGTAGCACTACCACTACCGAAACCACCACCAAGACGAGTACACATCTCAGTGATAAAATTCATTCTTTGAACAGATCCAGGACCACCACCCATGGTATATCCTCTCTGTATTGTTTGTCCAGATGCACAACCTGGATCATTATTACCATCCCAAGTATCCATGGAAGCACCGATACTATCTGGAGTTGTGTTGTAACCATCTCCATGACCAGGAGTTCCATTAGGACCGAATGTTCTATTGGTTCCTGTGTGTAGGTTGATACTTGATACTGAACTACCACTACCACCGTAGGAGTTTACAGTACCATAAACATATCCATTGAAGTCTCCAAAGTTTCCATCAACATATGATGCTGCTCGGTCTAACTGGTCTCCACGAGAGATTGTAATATCTGTTGCGTTAAAACACTGGTTAACTGATCTCCATGGGTTTGATCCCCTGTATCCACCGATCAAGAAACCATGTGTGAAAATACTTCTATATCTAAAGCTTGAACCGACTGTTATATTATACTCACTACCATTAATATCATACCAACTACCTTCTCCTGAATAAGGAAGATAATCTCCTGAGTTAATCCATGGGTTCTGTCCACCAGCACCCGTAGTTGTGGTTGGATATGAATTATAATCTCCGAAGTAATTTGCTCCCCCAGTTGTACCCTCTTGTGCTACAGCAGTTCCCCAGAATGCATTCTTACCATCAGACATCAAAATACCACCAGCAGTATGTGGTGACTGTGATGGTAATGTCTCGAATGGAGTTCCATTCTGATATAAGGTTCCAGTAAAGTCAATGTTACCATTTACCTGGACATTCTTCGGAATAGTAACTGTACTACCCGAAGAGGTTAAGGTATTAACTTGTGCGGTACCAGCATTGACCTGTGACATAATTTACACTGTTGGTTTAGGGTTTGCGTCCTTTATTTGTTTGACAGCTAAGTAGAACTTACTCTTAGACTTGATATCATCACCAAAGACTCCAGCATCTATATCATCCCAAAGTAATGCCAACTCTCCACCTGCACCTATATCGTCATAAGCTGCAAGTCGTGCAACATCCCAATCAGGTGGATCATATACTACTTTTTGTACTTTTTGTAGATCTGGATTCCAGAAGAAATCAGGTGGGTTAGTACCTTCTTCCTGCACCCAATCATCTGGGATATCTACCCAACGAAAATCTTCGTGGCATTCAAAACACTCTTCTTCTTTCAGAACGAACTGACAGCAAGCGTTGTTTGCTTTATTGATTAATGCGTAACTCATAATTATGTGTAGTTGAATACGATAACACAGCCAGCACCACCATTACCGTTATTGTGTGCGTGACCATTCTGTGAATAATAACCATAACCTCCACCAGAACCCCACTGTCCGTGTGTGTTCTCAGCGTTGGTGCTACTATTATGATGGTTTGAACCAGACTGGTGCCAGAAGGTACCACCTCCACCACCTTCTCTGTTGGTGCCGTGAGACATCTCTCCACCACCGCCAGGTAGGTTTATATCACCACCTGAGGCATTTCCACCGTGACCACCTTCGTATGGGTTATCGGTATAACCTCCGTCTCCACCAGTAGCAGTACAATATGAACCAAATGATGAAGTACCACCTGTACCTCCTCTACCACCGTTACGGGCGTATCCACCGCCACCACCGTAGGTATAGGATACAGAACCAACGTTTGTTACATCAATATATCTAATAGCAGTAGCACCACCGCCACCACCAGCACCACGATATTGGTTGTCATTACAACGAGTTCCACCGCCACCACCTGTGACGTAAACTAGAACGTGACTACATCCATTTGGTTTAGTCCAAGTTCCAGATCCACCACTAGTTGACTTAGAGTTCCAAGTACCATTCTGTGAAGTGTAAGTATTGATGCTTATCAAAGCACCAGTAACACTGAAGCTCTCATACGAACTTCCGTTCCATATTTTGAAGGTGCCTGAAGAAACGTCTATTACATTACTTCCACCTGTGCTTTGGATTTGATCAACCCTTAAAATTCCAGCCATAATTAGTTACTTAATTGATACTCCAGTATCCACCGTTATTTATGGTGATTGTTACACCGTTATTTATAGTGATAGGACCAATGGATTGGCAGTTGTCCCCATTATTAATACTTATGTTCTCACCGATGTTGTTACGGTTACGTTTGATAATGCCATAAGTATCGATCCATTGCTTATCTCCGTTTGCACGAAGAACAACATCTCTCTGTCCACCTGATAGTCCAGTGGAGTCACTATCGATATTTAGACCATTCTGTCCTCGGATCTCCATTCGGTAAGATGACTGTGTTTGGTCACCACCAGAGTAGAATGTCCAAGTACCACCGTTACCATCCATAGAACCGCAACCAGTGTCGTTGTCTGTTCTAAAGTAGATGTTATCACCAGTTCTCATGTATGTATGAGAATTGTTAGCGAAGTAGAAACGTGGTTGACCATCATCAGAGTTATTCCAAGTGTTAACAGTTGCCTTGAAGTAAGGAAGACTTAGTGCACTGTAACCATCAAGCATGTCTGCGTTCAGGTTAGTACATACAGTAGTAGAATTAACGTTAAGTGGTGCAGTACCAGTTGCAACAGTAGATCTAAGTTGACTGCTAGCTTCAATAGTACCACCAACCATTAGTTGTGATCCACTAGCAGTGCTTACACTAGATCCTTTGTTAATGAATACTCTACCTGTTGCAGAGTAAATGCATAGTGCTGAGTTATTCTTTGCATTAGTCTGGAACGTTGTGCTTAGAGCACCAGAAGCAGTAGAAAATCCTCTAATACAGAACCATGACTGGTTGTTATCATCCTGACCTACCTGCCAACCTGCATCATCATTAGTATCAGTAAAGGTCATGAATGAAGATGATCCATCTTGACCAAATGTTATTCTACCTGTACCAGTTCTACCATCTCTGAAGTCTGCAAATAAAGTAGAACTATCACCTTGCTTAACAATCTCAAGAGGTGAACCAGGATTGCTATCGCCAATACCTATGCGTCCATTACGGAAGTATACATTGTTGTATGATAGATGAGTTCCATTCCAACCAAAATCGTTACTATCATTACCAAAGCGGATGTAACCAACAGAACCACTGCTTCTACCCTTAACGGATAGTGAGTTAGTTGCTGCCTTACCTAAGTTAACACCAGAACCACCACCAAGTTGCAATATGGAAGTACCCGTGTTATTGAATGTACCTTGGTCAGCAGTTAAATCGTTAACTGTAAGGTGTCCAGATCCATCTCTACGAGCGATTGTATTAGCATTTGCTGCAGTAGACTGAGTGAAACCATCTAAGTAATGAGCATCTAGCTGTGAGGAACTACCATCGTTACCTGCGTGCCAAACCGTATTACCATTAACTGTAATGTCACCAGTGTTAACTCTTAGAGTACCATTTCCATTATTTGAGTTACCACCAGAAATGATGAACTGTACGTCGTAATCAGGAGCCTGTCCAGAAGAACGGAAGT